CATTATCCGGCGTAATGCCATTACGCATCCCGGCTTTGTGCCGGTGATCCCTCTGAAGGTGCCAGTGCAATGAACGACAATGTCACGCTACGGGTAAATGGCCGGGAGTGGAATGGCTGGACATCGGTACGCATCGGTGCCGGTATTGAACGGCTGGCGCGGGATTTCAGTGTGGAGATCACCCGACAGTGGCCGGGAGATGAGGGTATCACCACGCTTCAGCCGCGCATTAAAAACGGTTCAAAAGTGGAGGTGCTGATTGGTGATGAGCTGGTGATCACCGGCTGGGTGGAGGCGACGCCCGTTCGTTACGATGCCCGTTCGGTCAGCACCGGTATTGCCGGACGCAGTCTGACCGCTGACCTGATTGACTGTGCAGCCGAACCGACACAGTTTAACGGACGATCGCTGGTACAGATTACGCAGGCGCTTGCTGCGCCTTTCGGCATTGAGGTGGTGAACAACAGTGCGCCGTCGGGTGTTATTCCTGATGTCCAGCCTGATCACGGCGAAACGGTGATTGAGGTGATCAACAAAATACTCGGTCAGCAGCAGGCACTGGCTTACGACGACCCGCACGGCAGGCTGGTGATTGGCGGTATTGGCTCAACGCGGGCACATACCGCGCTGGTACTTGGGGAAAATATCCTTTCCTGTGATACGGAGAAGAGTATCCGGGAGCGGTTTTCAGTTTACCAGGTGGCGGGGCAGCGTGCCGGAAACGACGATGATTTCGGTGAGGCCACCACCACCGCGCTGCGGGCCCGCACAGAGGACGCATTTATTGCCCGTTACCGTCCGATGTATATCAGGCAGACAGGGCAGGCCACGGGGGCAGGCTGTATTGCGCGTGCTGACTTTGAAGCCCGACAACGGGCGGCGCGGACGGATGAAACCACCTATGTGGTGCAGGGCTGGCGACAGGGTAACGGTACGCTGTGGCAGCCCAACCAGCGGGTGATTGTCTTCGATCCGGTCTGTGGTTTCGACAATACCGAACTGCTTGTCTCGGAAGTCACGTTTACTCAGGACCAGAACGGCACCCTGACGGAAATCCGTGTCGGCCCACCTGATGCTTATCTGCCTGAACCAGAAGCCCCCGGCGCGCGGAAAAAGAAAAAAGCCAGAGTACAGGAGGACCCGTTCTGATGAGGACGATTGAAGCCATGCAGCGACAACTCCTCGGCCTGATTGGGCGGGCCGTGGTGAAAAGCATCAGTGCCGCCACGAAATGTCAGACCGTGGATGTGTCCCTGATTGCCGGTGAACCCAAAGCCGGGGTTGAACATCTTGAACCCTACGGTTTTACCGCAAGGGCAAACAGCGGTGCGGAAGCGGTGGTGTTGTTTCCGGATGGCGACCGTTCTCATGCGGTGGTTGTTACGGTGTCGGACCGGCGCTACCGCCTGAAAGGGCTGCAGACGGGTGAGGTGGCTGTCTATGACGATCAGGGGCAGTCCGTGACGCTGACCCGGGAGGGGATCGTAGTGGACGGTGCAGGTAAAACGATCACGTTTCGCAATGCACCTGAAGCACGTTTTGAAATGGACCTTGAAGTGACCGGACAGGTGAAAGACCTGTGCGACTCCGGCGGCACCACCATGTCAGCGATGCGGCTTGCCTATAACGGGCATTGTCACAGAGAGAACGGTCAGGGCAGTAACACCGACAAACCTGATAAAGCGATGGAGGCATGATGGAACTGTGGCTGACGGTGAACGGTAAACGCACCTGCGCCAGCGCACCGCTGGATCCGCTGACCCGCGCCGTGGTGATTTCCCTGTTTACCTGGCGGCGGGCGGAGCCTGATGACAACGCCGACGTCCCGATGGGATGGTGGGGGGATACCTGGCCTGCGGTACAGAATGACCGTTACGGCTCCCGACTGTGGCTGCTTCAGCGCAGCAAACTGACCAATCAGCTGGTGCAGACGGTAAGGGGGTATATCCGTGAATGCCTGCAATGGATGATTGATGACGGCGTGGTGTCCCGTATTGATCTGGATATCCGCCGCACCGGGATTAATGAACTGGGTAACAGTATCACCCTCTGGCGTCGTGACGGACCGGTAATGATTTCTTTTGATGATCTGTGGAGTGCGATAACGCATGGCGGACAGTGAATTTCAGCGCCCGACGCTGGCAGAAAATATCAGTATGCTCCGTAACGATTTATTCGCCAGGCTGGACGTCAGCGACACGCTCCGGCGCATGGATGAAGACGTGCGGGCAAAGGTGTATGCGGCGGCGCTGCATACGGTTTACGGGTACATCGATTATCTGGCAATGAATATGCTGCCTGACCTGTGCGATGAGTCCTGGCTGGCGCGACATGCTGCGATGAAACGGTGTCCGCGCAAGGGGGCCACGGCTGCCAGCGGGTATATGCGCTGGGAAGGTGTCAGCGATGGCCTGAAGGTGACTGCCGGGAGTGTTATTCAGCGCGATGACCTGGTTCAGTACACGGCAACTGCCGATGCAACCAGCTCCGGTGGTGTCCTGCGCGTGCCGATCGCCTGCTCAAGTGCAGGCGCGGTCGGTAACGCTGACGACGGTACGTCATTAATCCTGGTCACGCCGGTGAATGGTCTGCCGTCTTCCGGCGTGGCAGATACCCTGACAGGTGGATTTGATACTGAAGAGCTGGAAACGTGGCGCGCCCGCGTCATTGAGCGGTATTACTGGACACCTCAGGGCGGGGCTGACGGGGACTATGTCGTCTGGGCTAAAGAAGTGCCCGGCATTACCCGCGCATGGACATACCGTCACTGGATGGGAACGGGAACTGTCGGTGTGATGATTGCCAGCAGTGACCTGATTAATCCCATTCCGGAAGAATCAACGGAAACGGCAGCAAGACAACATATCGGGCCACTGGCCCCGGTGGCAGGCTCTGATTTGTATGTATTCAGGCCGGTGGCACATACGGTGGATTTTCATATCCGCGTGACGCCGGACACACCAGAAATACGGGCTGCCATTACCGCGGAGTTGCGTTCGTTCCTGCTGCGTGATGGTTATCCGCAGGGAGAGCTGCAGGTGTCGCGTATCAGTGAAGCGATTTCCGGTGCGAACGGGGAATACAGCCATCAGTTGCTTGCACCGGCAGACAATATCTCCATTGCGAAAAACGAACTGGCGGTTCTGGGGACGATTTCATGGACGTGACAAACGATGATTACATCCGTCTGTTGTCAGCACTGTTGCCGCCCGGTCCGGCGTGGTCAGCCAGCGATCCGGCGATTGCCGGTGCAGCACCATCATTAACCCGTGTTCATCAGCGTGCGGATGCCCTGATGCGGGAGCTGGATCCGCGCACCACCACCGAACTGATAAACCGCTGGGAGCGTCTGTGCGGTCTGCCGGATGAATGTATTCCGGCGGGAACGCAGACCCTTCGCCAGCGTCAGCAACGGCTGGATGCGAAGGTTAACCTGGCGGGCGGCATCAACGAGGATTTTTATCTTGCACAGCTTGCTGCCCTGGGCAGACCAGATGCCACCATCACGCGATACGACAAAAGCACCTTCACCTGCTCATCGGCCTGTACTGACGTGGTGAATGCGCCGGAATGGCGGTATTACTGGCAGGTCAACATGCCAGCTGCCACCAACACCACCTGGATGACATGTGGTGATCCCTGTGATTCCGCACTGCGTATCTGGGGCGACACCGTTGTCGAGTGCGTGCTTAACAAACTCTGCCCGTCGCATACCTACGTAATTTTTAAATATCCGGAGTAATCCATGCATCGTATAGACACGAAAACCGCGCAGAAGGATAAGTTCGGCGCGGGTAAGAACGGTTTTACCCGTGGTAACCCCCAGACCGGCACGCCTGCCACCGATCTGGATGATGACTACTTTGACATGTTGCAGGAGGAACTTTGCAGCGTGGTGGAGGCATCCGATGCCAGCCTGGAGAAGGGGCGGCACGACCAGTTACTTACCGCACTTCGCGCGCTGCTGTTAAGCCGCAAGAATCCGTTTGGCGATATCAAATCGGATGGCACTGTGCAAACGGCTCTCGAAAACCTTGGTTTGGGAGAAGCGGCAAAACGGGATGTGGGGACAGGGGAAAATCAGATACCGGACATGGCCTCTTTTGCCAGTGGTGATGGATGGATGAAATTACCCAACGGGAAAATCCTGCAATATGGTCGTGGTGCGGTTACGCCGACATTATCGACGCAAACAATGAGAATTACATTCAGCATCCCTTTCCCCAAAAAAGCGGACTGCGCCATGCTTACTCATTCTGGTGATGGCGGTGCGCCTTTAGGCGCTGGGCGAGGGTTCGTGATGACTGCAGAAGGCCCAACGTTAACCGGCTTTAATTCTGCTTACAGAACGTCATCAACCAGCGACACGGTATCGATGAATTACAGTTGGTGGGCTGTTGGTGAGTAATTTTATTCAGGGTGATTTATATGAACGAATATGTTTATAGCGCAAGGCATAATGCTTTTTTCCCTGTGGATATGATTGATAAATATAAATCAGAGGGATGGGATTTATCAGACGCTAAGGAAGTAAATCAAAATATTATCAGTGAGTTTATGGCTGAACCGCCACAAGGAAAAATCCGTATTGCCGGAGATGATGGGCTGCCTGCGTGGGCAGATATTCCTCCACCCACGCATGAAGAACTTATTGAAATTACTGAATCAGAAAGACAGCTACTAATTAACCAGGCCAACGAATACATGAACAGTAAACAATGGCCCGGTAAAGCCGCTATTGGTCGTCTGAAAGGTGAGGAACTGGCGCAATATAATTTGTGGCTGGATTATCTGGATGCACTGGAGCTGGTTGATACCTCCAGTGCGCCAGATATTGAATGGCCTACGCCTCCGGCAGTTCAGGCCAGATGACATCCGGCGCGGTGCTGGTATCTGTTGCCGTCACCGCGTCAATGTAATCCAGCACGGCGTTAAGTCGGGTTGTTTCTGCCTGAGTCAGTTTCCGTCCGGCCTGTAATTTCAGCTGAATCAGACTAATGGAAGCCATTGCTGCATCAATCAGTGATTGGCGCTGTGCTTCTGCCGCGTCTACTGCGGCACTGTGTTGTGCCTCAGTGTCTGTCACCCATTTCTCACCATCCCATTTATCGTATGGCGTTAACGGTGAAATCGTGACATAACCGTCTTTGATGGCACCGATATAATCCACTGTAACAGCTGCGCCATTTTCGATTGAGTAAACAGTCTCATTGCGATGGTCTTCTTCATGGCTCCATCCCTTACCTGTAAATACTGCCACTCTTCCCGGAATGTTTTCGCCAGGGTCAATACCAGTGGAACAGGCGGGCATACTTACGCCAGTATTAATATATTCATCAGACCAGCCCGTATACTCAGATGTTTCAGCATCATAATAAAAACAACGCATATCGCCCGGCACTGTAGCCAGCCCATTTTCATCAAAAACAGGTTTCATTATTTAGCCCTCACCAGAAAGTTAAATGCAATATTTCGCGGTCTGACAGCAACAAAATTCACACCATCACCCACAGAGTTACTGGTGAAATTAAATCGTGAAAATCCTGGCTGATTTCCGGCGATGCCATCATGAAAGTTAATTGCGTGTCCCGCACCTTCGCCTATATTCCCGGCAAACTGAGAAAAGTTTGTAGCTGCCTGCCAGCTTAATAATTCGCGACCACCGTCTGCACCTCGCCCGTCATCCCAGATACGAATGAAATCACCGCGGGCTTCAGGTAATACCAGCGAAGGAAACACTTTCGCCAGCACAGGGTAATCAGAGGCAGAAAATTTCGCCCCGTTGAACTTCAAAAACACCATACCGGACCAGCTGTCGATTACAGTATTTGGCATTGCAGCGGAGGGCCAGAAGAACGGAACGCCAATAGTTGGAGCACCTTCTCCCAAACCAACGTTTATGAAAATGCAGAAATAACGAGCAAATGGCATCATTCCTGCTTTTG